GGAGAGAAAAGGATCGCTACCACCACTGTTTAATGTTTTTATAGCATCAAATACTGCATTTAAATCAGATCTAACAGAAGCACCTGAAGCATTTGCTATGTTGTAATCTGTTACCTGACTCATGTTAATAGCTGTTTTTTATATATTACACCCCTTTACCGTAACCGACAGCTTGAAAGGTGAAGTTTCTATCTACAAAACTGGAACCATTTTTTATATTTACAGTGAATCCAGTTCCCAAAACATTTGTAATAGTAAAGAAATCGCCTGATTGAGCATTTTCAATAGTGATTCCTACGGTTGGCAAAAAGGCATTTGCACCTCCTAAAGATGACGTTCCAACAAAGAACGGTGTCCCAAAAGTAACTGTTTTTGCAGAAGTGCCAGAACTTTGTGGTGCGGTAGATGTTCCACTGCCTGTCTGATAGTTCTGTTCTGTTCTTGATTGAAATTGTGCAATAAATCCTGCTTGTTGAACATTTATATTTTGTGCAGTATTAGTAGTTGTAAGTATTAACTTGAATTTAAATCTACGACCTTTAAATGTACCATTTGCAAAATTATTAAAAGCACCAAAACTACCTGATGCTGTCTGTGATGCTGCGACCTGTATCTGACAACTGGCTTCGTCTGCTGCTGCACCATCAAAATTATTATCAGTTGCATAATCATCCCATTCTATTCCAGGCAGTCCGGGTATTAGTGTTTCAATATCCGTACCAATGTTGAAACCTACAACTTGTAATTTTCTTTTTAACTCAAGAGAAAACACAGCTCCAAGGTCAACGATAGAAGCAAACTCATACTCACCTGTTGCATTATTAGCTGGATTTGTAAGCTGCAACGCTTCAGCAGTACTATTGAAAGTTGTATTGGTCGTTGTTCCACTGAAAGGTGTACTTAATAAATCTTCCCTTTGAGTAAGAATTGTCTGTGTATCTATTAAATCTGGAAGATCAACAATTATACTTGTTTCAGATGTACTGAAATTACCGTTATCATCTTCATATTTGAGAATATATTCACCCTCTAAAAAAGGAACTATTGCATCTGTTGAATTACCACTTAAGGCAGTAATTAAATCTACAGAATTTTGAAATGTACCAGAACCATCAGTCAAATTGCTATGTCTTACATAAACACGACCACCATGTATAACATCAGCATCAGTTGATCTATTCCATCTTAATCTTACTAACTTATTAGTTACGGGTTCTATTGATAAATTTTGAACAGGAGCAGGAGGAGTTGTTTTACCAACAGCATTAAATGTTAAATCTGTAGATGTGGCAGAAATTTTTAGAGCAGCATTATAAGAAAAAACCCTAAATTCATATGCACCTTTTTGTGAATTGATAATTTCAAAATCAGGTCTGAATACAATTTCACTAATCCAGTTTGTATTATTGAATCTATATTGAACTAAATATTGAGTAACTCCAGTAACAGGAACCCAAGACAATATTATTTTAGAAATAGCCAAAGCATTTATAACAACAATTCTTTCAGATGCCTGTAAATTACCAGGTGGATTTCTAGGTTGATTTAACAGGGATATATTACGATCAGGTAAGTCTGTACCTTGCTCGATGTTGGCATATTTTCCTGACAAATAAGTTAACGCTGTAATCGCATAATTTATACCATCTTGCTCTTCAACTGTTATTACTCTAAAAGTTTGATGAAATGAAGTGGATTTGTGTAACAACCATACAGTATTTACATTAGGTGTTTGTGATAGTGCTGAATCTAAATGTATAACAGAACCTACAATTCCAGAACTCGATGAAACATCTCTTGTTTCTAAAGTTCCATTGGGTAACATAACGCTACATTTGTGGTCAGTACCACTACCCATAAAATCACTTAAGTCCTGAGCATTATCAACAGTTATTTGAGTTTTAGCAGTATTTATGGATTTTAGTCTGCCTGATCTTCTGACTCCGCTTCTCACTGGGTCGTTAATTCTAATTACACTGCCAGGTCTGACAATAGCTCCTGCATCAATCGAAGTAGTAAAACTGACAACTTCAGATTCCTGTTGCTCACTGAATAATATTGCTTTACCTAATCTAAATGCCTGACCTCTTGATGTACAGGCAAATGCTTTTACATCCTTCTTTACTATTCCGAGTTTTGCTTGAGCAGCAGTATCTTCTACAACTTCATAATCTATTTCCCTGCTATCCATATTGAAATAACTAACAGAAATAACTGTATGTCTTTGCTTTAAACTGCTACCAGAATATGAAAAGCCACCTTCACCTACGTTTGCCAAACTAAATAAATAACTTGGATCTGTTGGTTTGTCTTGGGTAAGAGTTATTGAACCTGTCTGCCATATAGGGAAAGCCCTCATAACACCAGCTAACTCATTAATTAAGGTATAGGCTTCTGTTGTACCCTGTATATTTACATTGCAACTAAATCTAGCCTCCAAGCCTCCTCTACTATCATTAACTTGTTCATTTGCATATCTACTTGCTGCGACAAAACTATATAAATCAAGCGAACTGTCTGTTATATGCGTTCCAAAGCCATATCTTTCAGTTGTGAGAAGGTCAAGCAAAATTAAAGCAGGACATGAACACCATTGGGCTGAACCCATAACACCATTAAACACATAGTTTGCTGGATATATTACTCTGCCAGTTTGTGGGTCAATTGTAGGCGTCAAACCACCATTTGGTGCTGGTATTTTTACCTTCACACCGCGAATACGAAAGGCTCTTTTTGGTATAGAACTAAACTGTTCAGAATCTAGTCTTAAATTTGTATATGCACTATTTGGATAAGTTTGTTTATCATCAATAATTTCTGCGATGCTTGTAAAAGCAAACTCATCTTTTAGATTATCGGATGTACTATCTGCTGTTACCCTTACAACTCTTATATCAACAGGAAATGCACCAGTTATATTTACACGATACTCTTTTTGGTACGCATCAGCACTTCTACCTGTAATCGTGTCAGAAATAATATCATTAAAACCACCACTGTTATATTGAACCTGTATTTTTAAATCAACAGAAGATCCTAATAAATCGTTTTGATCTGTTGCCTTTTGAAGTTGAGGAAATGTAATTGTTACCTTCGCAGCATCAACATTAGTATTGGTTATCTGACGAGTTACAGGAGCAGAAGTTGTAACAGTAACACCAACACCAGTGGTTGATTCACTACTTTCAATTCCAGGAATATGAGTTTGGTTTGCTATACCTTCCTTAAACGCAAAACTTACATTTTGAAAATTAAAGTCTGCCGTTCCAGGTGATGTATTACTTGCACTAGCGTTAAGAATAGGAGTGTCGTTTAAAAATATATCTTTCAGTGCTGCGTTGTTATAAGCTGTAGTTCCTTTTGTCAGACCTGCTTTTGATGGGGTTGCAAAACCTTCGATCTCTCCTTCAGATAATAAATCCTGTATTGATGCAAACTGTCTACTGTTTAAAGTATCAGGTGCTCTTGTCGGGGATGGTGGAGTGGGAGGAGGACCACCAGAACCTCTAATAATTTTATCTGTCATGCTGTTACCTGATTAGTGTCAATACCAGCAGAAATTACAACTGATCCTGTTACTATCTCACCATAAACTATTGGATGTGAAGTACCAGCCCTTGATGTATTTTGAACACCAGAAAAATTAAATGAAATTCTTGGATCTTCTTCATTACTAAAATCTTTTGGTTCAGGTAGAGGAAATAACATTTCAGATACTCCAGTTAATAGTAAAGAAGAACCAATATAAGCCATACTTTTAGCTAGAACACCTGCTTGTGCAAATCCGAAACCTGTTCCTATACCAGCTTTTAATGATAATCCACCACCTAAACTAGCTGGAACAAAAAATGCAGCACCTATTAAGGCAGCACCTAATAATATTTTTCCTAGACCTCTACCGCCAGCACCAGTAATGACAGGAACAATACTTATATCCGATTGTCCTATGGGATCATGTATCTCAGTCTCATCAATATCATAATCTCCAACAAGTACTTGATAATACCTATTAGCCATGTGTGCTTCCAATTTTGGGAAGTTATGTATTAAAAAACTTACAGCATCAGCAGTAGAATTTATTACAGCTTCTAATTCCTTATGACCTATAAAGTCAGCTAGTTCCCCATAGAATTTAACTTTTCTGAGCATAGCGATACCTCTTACCAGTACATTTTAACAACCATTCAGAGTAAGGCTCTCTACAAGATAGTCTATCTGCTAAATGGTGTAAAACCATATCTCCCAAGAAAATAGCTACATGATTTAAAGTTGGGTGCAATATGGACATTAATAAAACATCTCCAACTTCTAAATTTTCATCTGATCTAAGTTCTCTAAAACCTGTACGCCACGCATAACTTTCAAATAATGGATCTTTCAAAAACTCTTCGGGAGTCATATTTCTTTCATAATCTTTTAAAACAATACCCTTCTCTTTTTTATACCAATCCACCACCAAACTCCAACAGTCAGTGACACCCCAAACCCACTGCCTACCTAAAATATCTGGAACGTAACCATTTGGGATACATTCTCCCCATTTTTCCGTTTTAGGATTAACGATATACCAAGGTAGTTTACTTCGTTCACAACTAACTTTATCTGCCTGACTTGGTTCTGGAGGTGTTGATGGATGACTATGAACAACAGCAATAATTTCTCCTAAGTTATCTGCCTTTACATAATCTTCTGGATTTAAAATAAACTCCTGATGACTTGTTATTGATAAATTTTGACAGGGATAATATTTTTGTTTTCCTCTGATATTTAGTAAAAGTCCTACAGCTTCTTTTGGATCTTGGTCTTTCGCATGAACCAATGCGTCATCTCTCCAACTCATTGCGTAAACGTACCAATGCTAGGAAATAGTGATCTTGTGCATTGTCTTTTGGGTGCTCTTATACCAGCAAGATCAAATACTGCTGCTAATTCAAACTCTACAATTTCTCTGTTTTCTGTAGCTTTTCTATCTATTGTATATATCTCACGTTTAAACTCTGCTGTAGGATCTGGTGTTCCTAATGGATTACTACCACCACTAAAGTTTGCAGCATCAATAAATCTTGCCATTGTTCTTATTCTTGTAACAGTAGCACCAGTTAAATCATTACCAGCAGTCACTAAATTTACAGATTCCAATATTGCCGACATTGTTCCTAAAGCATTACTAACTATAAGTTTTGGTCTTGGTAACTGACCACGTTGAAAAGCAAAACCTTCTGCTGTTATAGGAAATCTCATATAAGATTTACCAGCCCAAACTATTTCACCATTTGCATTAAGATTTGATCCTGCGTGAAATCGGTAAATATTATTTTCATTATTAGAAGAGGGTAAACCAGAACTTGTTCCATGTAAACTTGTAACTAACTGAAGAACAAATAATTCTATTATTGCAGAAGGATTTATTTTTTGAACTTCACTAAATACAGGAGCAGTACTCATGGTTCAAATACCTCTCTAAATGTTGCCTGTATTGTTGCTCTGTTTAGATAAGGAATTGATTTAGACCATGCTTCACATACAAATTTAGATGAACTAGCTTCTCCTG